GATGAAGGTAACAAAGACGGGGAAAGCGGGAATTGAAATGATCAAGTCATTTGAAGGGTTCAGAGGAGCTCCTTACAAATGTCCGGCAGGAATCCCTACAATTGGATATGGTGCAACTTTCTACACAAATGGAAAGAAGGTGACTATGTCAGATGCTACAATCACAGAAGAACAAGCTACAGAACTTTTGGCATCAATGCTAGTAAGCTTTGAGAAGTATGTAGATAGCTACTGTGTAGATAGCATCAATCAGAACCAATTTGATGCATTGGTTTCTTTTGCTTATAACTTGGGGCCTGCGAATCTAAAGGCTTCTACATTGCTTAAGAAAGTAAATGCAAATGCAGAAGATGAATCAATTAGATTAGAATTCCTCAAGTGGGTAAAAGCTGGAGGTAAAACTTTAAAAGGTCTTGTTAGACGCAGAGAAGCTGAAGCAGACTTGTACTTTAAAAAATAAACAACATGCAACTAAGTAAAAATTTAGCATTAGCAGAAGTGATGAGATCAGAAACTGCTAAAAGAAAAGGTATCAGCAATATGCCTACACCTGAACACATTGAGAACTTCAAGCTATTAGCTGAGAATGTATTCCAGCCTATTAGAGATCACTTTGGAGTTCCTATTATCCTTTCATCAGGATACCGTAGCAAAGAACTAAATACAGCTGTTGGTGGCGCATTAAGCTCACAACACTGTACAGGTGAAGCTATTGATATTGATATGGATGGTACTACAGTTAAGAATGCTGAGGTATTCAACTTTATCAAAGACAACTTGAACTTTGATCAGTTGATTTGGGAGTTTGGTACAGACTCTAATCCTGATTGGGTACACGTATCTTATGAGTCTACCGGTAAGCAACGCAAGCAAATACTCAAGGCTGTTAAATCAGGTAAGGGTACGTCTTATGTACCATACAAATAATAAGACTATGATATTTAGAAACAACTGGAGAGTCCACAATAAACAATGGGACAAGTTCCAAGTAAGAGCACGTCTTGGTAAAGTAGACATCTTGACAATAGAAGTAGACATCTCAAGACAGTTTTATCTGTTTACTCTATTCAACTTCACAATGAAGAATAGATAAAAGTTTAGAACATTAAGTATACCCAGGTAGTTACACTATCTGGGTTTTTTGTTTTAAATGTGTAAGGTTTAAACTTTTGTTCTATATTTGTGTAAACTTAAAATATAGAAGTTATGGAAGAACAAGTAAAAGAGATGGAGTTAACTCCAGAAGAATTGCAGGAAAAAAGAGATCAGATGTTGCAATTTTACACAGAGTCAATGCCTTATCTTAAGGCTCAAGCTGAGTATGAAAAAACATTGCTAGAGATTGATGAAGCACGTTGGAAAAGAACCAATATTCAAATGCAGTATGCTATGATGGCTGCTCAACAAGAAGAGGCACAGGCAGAATCTCCAGAAACACTGAGAGAAGAAATCAAAGAAGAAGGTAGAAGACTTAAGAAGAATTAATCATGGCTTTAGTAAATCAAGTACAGAAGCGTGTAAGAATGGCCAAATGGGACGTTGTTAAGTTTCAGATCTTGACTCACTGTTATATTAACCGTATAACAGTGAGCGAGTCTGATCTTAATTGTTTGACCCTGTTGAGTTTTAATCAACCCATAGAACTTACACATTTTTGTTATGATGCATCTACTGAAGAAGATTGGATATTCAAGACACCACAGACTGTAAGAAACTGTATCAATAAGGCTGAGAAAAATAACTTAGTTGTTAAAGATCCAAATAACAAGAAGGTCATAATGTTAAATCCCTCACTACAGATACAGACATCCGGTACCGTATTACTTGACTATAAATTTTTAGGAAATGATACCAAAGAAACCGGAAGTAGTAATTAAAGTAGTAGCCGAGGAGTATGATCTTCCAGTGTCAACAGTAGATGATATTGTTACTTTCTATTACAAAGAAGTCAGAAAGAACCTCTCAAGTTTAGAACATATCAAAGTAAACTTACCAGGTTTAGGTGATTTTGTAATGAGGAAAAGAAGTGTAGAATCTTTGATTAAGAAGTACAAGAACCTTAATAACAAGTATGACACTCAGACATTCATCAATTATCATAACAAAAAAAACGCTGAACAAAAGCTTTTGAAGCTGAGTGCAGCAATCATAAAGATCAATGAATTCCTAGAAACCAAAAAAAAGTTTAGAGATGGCAAACAGAATAACAACAATTTGGAAGAATAGAAAAGAGATCATGGAGGGTGTTAAGAACTCAATGATCCGTGATGAGTTTGTTGAATCCATTGCAGAACACAGAAATGAGATTTGCACTTCTTGTGAACATATTGATCTTAAAGGAAAAGAATGTGCAGTACCGGGGACACAACCATGTTGTTCCCTGTGTGGCTGTTCTTTGAAGTTTAAAACAAGAGCCTTATCAACTGAGTGCCCAGATGGCAGATGGTTCTCCCTGATATCAGAAGAAGATGAGGATAAACTAGACGCACTATGAGTATAGTATTTAATGCTGCTGATCATAGCTACAAAAGCATTGATGCAGAAGGTATAGACTGGGTAAGTGTTACATCCCTGCTATCTAACTTTAAGAAGCCGTTTGATGCTGAGAAGGTAGCAGCTAGTGTAACCAAGAAAAGTAGATCTAAATGGTTTGGTATTCCACCGGAAAAGATTCTAGAGCTATGGAAGGCGGAAGCGGATCGGGCTACTACACTAGGAACATTCTACCATAACCAAAGAGAAGCAGATCTATGCTCTCTATCTTCTATAGAATTAGAAGGTATTCCAATCCCAATCTACAAACCAATTGAAGAAGGAGCTCTTAAAAAGGCACCTGAACAAAAACTTACAGACGGGATTTACCCTGAGCATATGGTCTATCTTAAGTCCGCGGGTATATGTGGGCAGTCTGACTTAGTAGAGGTAGTCAATAGTAAAGTAAACATTATTGACTACAAGACTAATAAAGAGATTAAGACAGAATCATTCAAGAACTGGGAAGGAATATCTGATAAGATGCAGCACCCGGTAAGTCATTTGGATGACTGTAACTTCAACCACTATGCACTACAGCTTAGTATTTATATGTATATTATACTAAAGCATAACCGTAAGCTTAGACCAGGTAAGATATACATCCATCACGTTATCTTTGAAGTAGAGGGAACAGATGAGTATGGATATCCTATTACTAGGTATTCATCAAATGGAGATCCCGTAGTCAAAGAAGTTATACAAATGGAAGTACCATATCTTGCAGATGAAGTTATCTCAATCATCAACTGGCTATATGATAACAGAGACCAAATTAAAAAGAAATAACTATGAGATTTTATAAGATTGAAACCAATTACTTAGGTAACCCTGCTTGGTTTAACTATGAAGAAATTAAAGCTGTTAAGATATTCAAATACAAGGGTAACGTATTTTGTTATTTTAAAAAGAACAGTACTCAGTATAATGGATATATAGTGTGTAAAGACTCCCATATAATTCGCAGTGCATATTTTGCATCTGGCTTTTGGGACGGTCTAAGAAACTTATTAGGCCTACCAAAAAAAATACAAAAAGGGGACTTACCTTTTTAAATTAAAAAGAAATGATAGTAAGATTATTTGACGTGCAGAACGGGGTAGTGGTACCTACTGAGCATTGTTTTACAATGAAAGCGCTTAAAGATATCATGGATAACTATCCAGAGGATTATCTTAAGATCTACCAGTACTTGTTCTACATGACATGTCCTAATCCTGATTTGAACATATTCTTTCATACTCCAGCAATGGATAAGGAGGATCTAATCTTAGATCAGATAGAGGCAGAGTTTTCCCCAGAAGACAAAGATATCTATACTGCGCTGCAATTCTGCTCTAGATTATATGAGACACCAACATCCCGCGCGTATGATGGTATGCAGAAAGCACTAGATAGAATAGCAAGATACTTAGCTACTACTCAGATTACTGATGGTAAGGATGGTAACATAGGTCAAATCAGAGCTATGGCAAAAGACTTTGACTCAATCAGACAATCATTTAAGGGTGCCTACAAGGACCTACAGGATGAGCAGCAAAGCAAAGTAAGAGGTGGACAAGGACTAGCATATGACTCATAATGGATTTTTGGAACGACATACCTACCTGGGATAATGGTACCTGGACTACTACTGACTTTGCTTCAAGAGATGACTTCAAGCTTTTTATAGTAAGTATATTCAAAGAGCCCGGTCAATACAACTTTAATGAAGATAGCTCATTGATATTTAATGAGCAGTCTAGATTATTCAATCAAAACAAAGTATACTGTACAGCCCCTTATAAATCCAAAGACTTTATTAAGTACTGGGATGATCAAAAGGAAAGATGTAGAAAAGGTGTTATTGTAAAGTCCGGTAAAGAGATCTGGTTCCTAGCTAGAGAGTATTACATGTGGCTTAACTTCCTGCCTATCTTTAACAAAGAGATTCAAGCATTTGGATTTGCAGATATACGGGATGCTCAGTATCACATGGCTCTTTATGAGCTATTAGCTGAGTTACACTACAAGCATTCAGCTATCCTTAAGAAACGTCAGATAGCCTCTTCATATTATCATGCCGGTAAACTGATAAATCAGCAGTGGTTTGAGGCAGGGGTTACACTTAAGATGGGTGCATCACTTAAAGATTACATCAATGAGAAAGGTACATGGAAGTTCTTATCTGAATATGCAGCCTTCTTAAATGAACATACCGCATGGTATAGACCTATGTCACCAGACAAGGTCATGATGTGGCAGCAGAAGATTGAGGTAAGAAAAGGGGACCGCAAGACTGAGGTTGGTCTCAAAGGTACTATTCAAGGTATGTCATTTGAGAAAGATCCAACAAATGGTGTAGGGGGTCCGGTTAAATACTTCTTCCATGAGGAAGCGGGAATTGCACCTAAGATGGATACAACCTTTGGATATATCAAACCAGCACTTAAGTCAGGTATGATGACCACGGGTATGTTTATTGCTGCAGGATCTGTGGGAGACTTAGATCAATGTGAGCCACTGAAGGAAATGATACTTAATCCAGAAGGTCAAGATATCTATGCAGTAGATACAGATCTTATAGATAAGAAAGGTACTGTAGGTATATCAGGTTTGTTTATTCCTGAACAGTGGTCTATGCCGCCATATATAGATGCATATGGAAACTCCCTGGTAGAAGAAGCGCTTCAGGCTCTAGATGATTACTTTGAAGAGTGCAAAAAGAAAATGACTCCGGAAGCATATCAGCTTGAAGTATCACAGCATCCAAGAAACATTGAAGAAGCGTTTGCACATAGAAAGGTATCTATATTCCCGCAGCATTTAGTTGGAGCCCAGCTCAGAAGAATAGAAGACAAAGAATACTCATATGAGTTCTTAGATATCTACAGAGATGAGCAAGGTATACCAAAGGTGAGAGAAACAAATAAACTTCCTATATCTGAATTTCCTATATCTAAGAAGACAGAAGATAAAACAGGGACGCTTGTAGTATGGGAAAGGCCGGTGAAGGATCCAAGCTTTGGGATGTACTATGCCTCAATTGACCCCGTGTCTGAGGGAAAAACAACTACCTCAGATTCCTTGTGTTCTATATATGTGATGAAAGCACCAGTAGAAGTAACCAAAGTCACCGGTGTTGAGACAGAGAATTACATAGAACAAGACAAGATAGTAGCTGCATGGTGTGGTAGATTTGATGATATCAAGAAGACTCATGAGAGACTGGAGATGATCATAGAGTGGTACAACGCCTGGACGGTAATAGAGAACAACATTTCCTTGTTTATCCAGTACATGATATCAAGAAAGAAGCAAAAGTATCTAGTACCTAGAACACAGATCATGTTCCTCAAAGATCTAGGTGCTAATGCAAATGTATTTCAGGAGTATGGTTGGAAGAATACCGGGATATTATTTAAGTCTCACCTTCTAAGTTATGTCATAGAATATACTAGAGAAGAATTAGATACAGTTACTAGGGAAGATGGAACTATAGTCAAGACCACATATGGTATTGAACGTATTCCTGATCCTATGTTACTCAAAGAAATGCAAGCCTACACAGAGGGACTCAACGTGGATAGACTGGTTTCATTCTCCGCACTGGTTGCATTCATGAAAATTCAGCAATCAAATAGGGGTTACCAGAAGCGTGTAGTCATGGATGAGGCTGCCAAAAACTTGCAAAAGTCAGATAATTTGTTTAAATTACCTCATAGCCCTTTCCGGCACATGGGGAAAGGTATGCGAAGTGGGGGCCAAACAATTAAGAGATCACCATTTAAAAACTTTAAATAAAGGGTATGGAAATATATAATGCAATGCAGCTCAAGAAAGGAGCTAAAGCGCAACATAATAGAATGGGTAGTATTACCCAACCTTTACAATTTATCCCCAAGAAAGACAAAGACCAGGAGTGGGCAGCCTGGAACCTAGACTGGTTAGAATGGAACGGGTTAAAACAAATCCGTAGAAATGCCCGCAGGTTTATGAAGAACTATAAACTTGCTAAAGGTATCATAGACAAGTCAGACTACATTATTGAAGAGGACAATGAGTACAGAGATATTGTAGAAACACTTACAAAAGAAGATTACTCTGCATTAGAATTAAAGTTCTATCCAATTATTCCTAACGTTATCAATGTTCTAGTAGCTGAATTTGCTAAGAGATCAACCAAACTTACTTACCGTGCGGTAGATGAGTTCTCTTACAATGAAATGATGGAACAAAAGCGTGCAGCTGTAGAAGAGGTTCTTATGGCAGAAGCACAGATGAAGATTCAAGGTGCTTTGGTTAAACAAGGACTTGATCCAAATTCTGAAGAAGCTCAGCAGCAGTTAACACCTGAAAATATAAAGTCACTTCCTGAGATTGAGATGTTCTTTAAGAAAGACTATAGATCTTTAATAGAACAGTGGGCATCTCACCAGCATAAGGTTGACGTGGAAAGATTCCGCATGGATGAGCTTGAAGAAAGAGGATTCCGTGATAGCTTAATTACTGACCGTGAGTTCTGGCACATGCGTATGATGGAAGATGATTATGAAGTAGAGTTATGGAACCCGGTTCTTTGCTTTTACCATAAGTCACCAGATGCAAGATATATTTCTCAAGCTAACTGGGTTGGTAAGACAGATATGTTTACTGTAGCTGATGTAATTGACAAGTACGGTTACATGATGACAGAAGACCAGATGCAGGCTCTTGAAGCAATCTACCCAATTAGATCCGCAGGATACAACATTGGTGGACAGCAAAATGATGGTTCTTTCTATGATGCTACTAAGACACATGAGTGGAATACCAACATGCCGTCACTTGCATACAGACAGTATACATCAATGGTTGCTGGTAATATCACAGATGCTGGGGATGTAATCACGCAGATCCTATCTGAAGGTGAAGACTTCAATGTAGCTGGTACTGCTTATCTATTGAGAGTAACAACTGGTTATTGGAAGTCACAGCGTAGAGTAGGTCACCTTACCAAAGTAATGGATAATGGTGAAGTTATCACTGAGGTTATTACAGAAGACTACAAAGTAACAGATAACCCTATCTATGATACTAGACTCTTTAAGAACAAAACAAAAGATAATCTAGTATTT